TATAACCTGGCTTGGTAATGGCAATCAATTATGTAGATCCAAGGACAAGTGATGGTAGACCTTTACGCGATCACATTATGGAAGATCAAATGTGGGGAGAAATTCGTAAAATGGCCAAAACCAATTCCACTTTACAAGAAGCCCTGGAGCGTGTTATAATGATATATCAATTGATCAAAACCAATGAGCGATAAACTTAGCATCAACAATGAAATGTCAGTGTTCGACCGCAAGGATCGAGCGTTCTACGATGACCTAACACCCGAAGAACGTAAAAAGTTCAGTAACTTCTTGATGATCAGATATGGCTCAAGTGTGCAAGGCAGTAGAGATCTGCAAGAATTCTATTTGATCTCAACCAACGAACGTCTTAACAAACAGTTCTTTAATATCAACCGGCATCCAAAACTACAATGGTTGTGTGCTACTACTGTGAGCCCAGGACTAGGCACACAGCGTCATCAATGGATTGCTCCTAAGAAAAAAGAACCCGGTGCCAGTGGTATTCGCAAGCAATTGGCCGAATTGTATCCGCATCTCAAAGATGATGAACTAGAATTAATGGCCCAGATCAATACCAAACGAGACATTGATGAATATTTACGAGCCTCGGGACAAGACGCAAAGAAATGAAGTATACCTGTCAGTATTGTAAAAAGGACTTTATGAAGGAGTCTAGTCTTGCGGTGCATTCATGTGAGCCGCGTCGACGCCGCATGGAACGAGATGAAGCAGGTGTGCGTCTTGGATTCCATTCATACATTAAGTTTTATGAACTTACACAAGGCAGCGCAAAGTTGAAAACATTCGATGACTTTGCTGACAGCCCTTATTACAAAGCCTTTGTAAAGTTTGGACGTTATTGTGTCGGTGTGAAGGCTATCAACCCAGCACGTTTCACTGAATGGGTATTGAAACAAAATAAAAAAATTGATCATTGGTGCAAGGATACTGTGTATACAGAATATCTAACTGACTATTTGCGTGTGGAAAATATAAATGATGCACTGGCTCGCGCCATGGAATTTGGTATTGATTGGGCCGAAAAGTCAGGACATCCGGCGGAAGATTGTTTACGTTACGGCAATAGCAATGCTATGGTTTATGCTGTGACTGCAGGTCGTATTAGTCCTTGGATAATTTACAATAGTGAAAGTGGACAGAAGTTTTTGGCCGAACTAGATGCCACACAGATTGCCATGGTGTGGCCCTATATTGACGCAGATTTTTGGATGAAAAAATTTCAAGACTATCCAGCTGATCAAGAGTATGCTAGAGATATATTAACTAAGGCAGGATGGTAATGTCAATAATTATTGTAGGCAGTAATCATGCTGATACTGCTGATTATTATAAAAAACTTGGCATAGGTCCAAGCGTGTTAGTAACTGGTATCAATCACAAAGAATCAATTGGTCATACTTGTATTCAAGATATACCAGATCATAATCAACTTGAGATTGTATTAAAAAATGCAGATGAAGTATATTGGGCAGAATCAAGCAAAGATGAGTTCTATAACGACGAAGCATATTATGATTTTTTACATTGGTTACGAGATTATAATTTAAAATATCATAATGTAAAAAACTTTAAGGTAATACACTTTGATCCTTACGGGTGGGCAACAAACATTACCACAGACCCAGATCAAGCTGTTTTTCTAGGTTGCGGTTTTACTACCGGAGTAGGACTACCTGACTCTAATACTCACTATTCTACAATTGTGTCTAACCATTTTGGTAAACGATCATTGAATTTAGCAGTTATTGGATGTAGTAACCAATTGATGTTTGATCAATTTACTCGACTTAATTTTCATCCTGGGCAGATAGTAGTATTGCAACTTGGTCTTCCAAATAGAATACACTATTGCGATACTAATAAACAATTAATTCAGAAAAGATTCTATAAGTTACAAGATACACAGTTAACTCGGTCTATACTTGAGGTCTATCATAAAGACTTTTTATTCTACGAATTATTAGTTAAAATAAGATCTATAATTACAATTGCAAGACTACAACAGTTAAAATTAGTATTTTGGTTACCTGACTATAAACATAACGAAAAATATTCTAACTTAGATCAACTTTATTTTTATGATATGCCGGAATTTGTGCCTGCAAGTTGGATGGCAAATTTTTTAGTAGATATCACTAATGACGGCTATTCTGGGTTAGAATCAAATAAAATTATAGCTAAAACATTAATAAAATACATAGAGACCGTATATGAGTGCAGACATTGACATTGACCTAGCAGATAGAGATCAACTATTAAAGTTGATCCAGGCCACGCCGGCACGTCAATTGCATCAAGGACAAGTGCGTAGACACAACTCGGGTGTATATGTTACAGATATTCCTTATGATCCGGTCAATGCCTGTGCCGCTATAGACTATGAAACTGCTGAGCAGTTGGGTTATTTTAAAATTGATTTACTAAACATGAGTGTGTATCAACTGATAACCAGTCCTAAGCACTATCAATCTCTGTTGGCAACTGAGCCGACATGGTCGCGCTTGTGGACCGATACAGAATGGTCAAAACAATTAGTTCACGTAGGAAACTACGCAGATTTATTAAAGTCAATGCGTCCAGATTCAATCCCAAGGATGGCTGCTTTTATCAGTATTATTCGTCCAGGCAAAGCACATTTACAAAACAGGCCCTGGGCCGAAGTGTTTGAATCAGTGTGGGATGGGGATGACAGTCGTGGATTTGTATTCAAACACGCACATGCCATTGGCTATGCAGCCTTGGTAGCACTACACATGAATTTACTTGACCAATGACAATTTTATACAGCAACGGATGTAGTTTTACAGCCAATCGTGATGTGCCACGATGGCATCGATATCCATCATTGATCAGCAAACATTTTGGTTGGAGTTTGGTCGACCGAGCAGTGTCGGGTTCGTGCAACAGTAAAATTATTCGGTGCGCCATGCGAGACTGTATTGATCTTTTAAAACACGACGAACCAATTATGGCGTTGATTCAATTGACATTCAAAGAAAGATTTGAGTATGCCGGAACTCCTGACGAGTCCAATCGTTGGAAATACGGAGAGATCAACACTGGAATCGACTTTGTTCCAGCACGTGACCAATTTGAATCTCTTAAACCCGGCGATCACGAAAACTGGCCCGACGAAGTAAAACAGTATGCAAAACTTCATGCTGTGTTACAAAAACCCGATGCCGTTGATGCAGAATTGTTTTCTAGACTAGTAGGACTTGTTTCGTTTTTCAAATCAAACAAGATTCAATACCTAATATATACCGGTCCGGCTGATTTTAGAAGTCATTTAAATGTCAATGATCCTTTTTATCAGTGGCTATCTGCCGACCCAAATGTATTGAACTTTTTGAATTTTGATATGCTTACATTAACTGGTCAACAACGCCATCCGGATCGAGCCGGCATGCAAGCGATAGCAGATTATTTCATCAATCGACTCGTCGAACTAACGTAATTGATTTACGTTTGCTTTTTTTACGGCTCATCTCACTGAGACTGCAAATAGGTCCGTGTAATACTTCTAGATCTTTATTGGTAAAAGTTTTAAGATAGGGTCTAAATACGTCCCAATCGCCTGTGAGGAATATGTTGATAGGAATACTGCGATTGCTTTCCCACCACCAAACATTGGCCAATTCTAAAAAGTGACGCTTTAGATCCGCATTTGAAATAGCACCAAAATCATAGATGGTGGTTATAGAATCATCTTGATTTTGTATAATACCCACATATTCCGTTGATGCGTAGACGCACAAGGTAATAAATGGATATTTTTCAGCTAATTTTTCAAAGAAATCGTTTGTCATGTCTACGGATATTTACCAGACCAATTTCGCCGGGTCTAGCAAAAGCACTAAATATAATGTATGTATTCAACCCAAGTCTATATCTACCAGCAAATTACCCGAGTGTTACTCATGGACACCGGTGCAGGCGAAACTTTTATCTATAGGTACGATCCCGTGTATGCAAAACCGCTAACCATAAACAAAGGCGTTGACAATGTGCTGTTGTTTGAATTCATCAATCAACAAGAAAAGCCTGTCAACATTACAGGAAGCACATTCCTGTTCCGAGCCATCAGCACCGACGGTGATAGAATCCTGGTTGAAAAACCCATGGTCACACTCAATGCTGCCACAGGCCGTGCCAAAGTTACATTGACCACGGCAGATCTACTAGAAGTATTGGCACAGCCAGCCAACTACAGCATTCAACGTGTTAGTGGCAATCTGACAGAAGCTGTGTTTACCAATGCACAAGCCGGTGCTCGTGCTCCGGCTGTTATTGTGGATTCGATACTGCCACAGCATGTGCCTAGTGCTCCGCTAACAATTCCTACCGTTAAATTGAGTGCTCAGGCCAGTTTAGATGGCTCTGCTTGGGGCAGTTATAGTCCTGGTACGTATTGGCAGGGCAATCCCAACGGCGGCAACTACTGGAACAGTTTTGCCAACACAGAATTTTACAGCAGTTTTATTGAGCCTACCAACGCTGTTACTACCATACAAATGACCTTGGTAGGATACACTGGAACAATCAAAGCTCAGGCTGCAGAAAACTATCAGAGCATTTTTTATAATGTAACCGAATCGACCACTTACTATAATGAAACTCGCACTATCTATATGAACATTGTGGGCTGGCATCCGATCTTGCGTTTGTGTTTTAACAACAGTATATTTGCTGTGCCGACACAGCCCGGAACTCCGGCCATTGGTTATGCAACCACCGAAAATGGTGTAGTGACCAGTGTTACTATTACCAATGGCGGTAGTGGGTATTTGGCACCGCCACACATCAACTTCATTGGCGACGGTGCCGGTGCCACAGCAGTGGCCACGGTGTCGGACGGCATAGTTACCGGTGTCACAGTGACCAATGGAGGGTCGGGCTATTGGTACTTGCCTAATGCAGGCATGGGCGCCGGTGTCTATCCAAATAATCCTAATCAAACTGGTGCTGCGGTTATAATTAGCACCGGTTATGTGGTCGACCTTCTTTATAGATAATACCAGACTCGCTTGCAGTATGTAGATAAATCTGCTATAATTGTAGCATGATTGATGTGATTTCGTTTCTTCCGGCTAAGAAAAAACAGACAGCTTCGGGTTGGACCAGTTTCAATGCACCCTGTTGTGTTCATCGCGGCGATACACCGGACAAAAGATCGCGTGGTGGCATTAAACCTAGTCCTGATGGTTCCTGGAGTTATCATTGTTTCAATTGTGGATACACTGCCAGTTTTGTTCTTGGGCGTAACTTAACATTCAAAGCCCGTCGACTGTTGGAATGGTTAAATGTTCCTACAGAAGAAATCGAACGTATTAATCTTGAAAGTCTAAAGCATAGATCGATTGAAGGCTTGTTAGGCGAACGTCA